CGCCCCGGAAGCGGAAAAATAAACAGCCCTATCCGTCCGCGCTTCGGCGTGGGCGGGTAGATTGGACGGATCAGACAGACTGGACAGATATGAGCACACGACGCGCTAGTGGTGTTTTTGCGCCAAGCCCTTGCACAAGAATAGCGGAGGCTGGGCGCCTAAAAACAACAAGGTGGCTCTATACAACCGGAATGAACGAGCGCGATGAGACGGACATTATGACGCACGGGCCGGTTGGCAGTCACCTGGCCTACGGCTTTCGCATGATGGATGATAACTATGACGGAGAAAGTTAAAACTAAAATGAGCACACAACGAGTTAGTAATTTCTTTGCGATGGGGTTTCGCTGCGGGGAGCTGAAGCGGACGGCGGGGGAACTTCCGATGTCGCAGTGCGAAAACGAATGGCAGCGCGAGGAGATGCGGGCCGGTCATGCGGCGTGGATGGATGGCCCGTCGGCGCACGTACAGTTTTGGCTGGTGGAGGGTTGCGCCAAAGGGAGCCATCAGGAGATCGAGGAGAAGATCAAAAAGGCGGCGACGGAATGAATGCGGAGAAACCGAGAGCGGCTAAAGGCGGGCGGGAAGCCTGCGGTACGGAAGGGCTGTGCTGGCGCTGCGTGGCTGCGGCGAATTGCGGTCAGTGGAAAATGACGAAGCCGTGCGCGGTTCGGAGCTGCTCGAAGTTTCGGGAGCCGACCGCCGTGCTCGCGTCTACGTTGGGGAAAGTATGAGCCTAGAACATCCAGTTTGGAAGAAGGTGACGGTCCCAGATGCACTGGCTCTGCTGACGGCGGAGGGGGTTGCGCTGCCGAGCCGAGATCAGCTGCAAGAGAAGTTTAATTGGCTGAGCCGGAAGCGTCAGGAGAAGATCCATAATGAGCGGGAGAATCCCCTGCTCTACGGCTATCGACCGAGCGTTTGGTATGTGGCGATGGCGGTGCTGGGCTTGGACTGGATGATTCCGCCGACGCTGTTTAAGCAGGACGGGACGCGTGTGGAAGGTGGCGAGGCGTTCGGCGCGGCGGTCCGGGAGTCGTTCGGGATGGAAACGCCCTGGGATACGCTTTGTATTCTGGGGGGGAACCGCGGAACGAAAACAGAGTTTGAATGCTACACCGGGCAGGCGAGCCTGTATCAGTTTCCCAAGGCCTCGGTGTATATGTTCCACAAGACATCGAAGACGAGTATCAAGATCCACCAGACGCGGATGTATAGCTATCTGATGCCGGGCGATCGCGTGACGAGTCGATCGACGACGACCTATATTTCCTACAAGCAGAAAACGGGGTTCTCGGACGGGTCGGGCTACATTCTGCCGAATAAGAGCGAGTGCATTTTCATGAATTATATGCAGGAGCTCGATAGCATCGAGGGAGCGGAGCCGGGCGACCCGGGCCGCGGGCGCTGCGTCGGGTATGCGGCCGACGAGCTGGTGCCGATCGATCTGATCAATACGCTGGACCTTCGGCTGGCGCAGTTCAATTCGTGCGGGGTGATTGGCTTCACGCCGGTGGACGGCTACACGCCGACGGTGGCGCGCTTTGTGGAGGGGGCGAAGGTGCTGCGCTATGGCAAGGCCTTCCTGGTTCCGCGCGATGGGGGCGAGCCCGATACCGAGCTTTCGTTCGCGCATGAGGATTGTTTGGAGTGGTTCGGGGCCGCTAACGCGGCGAAACCTGAAACTGGAGACTTGAAACTTGAAACTGGAAACGTGAAACCTGAATCCTTCCACCAGGTTGAATCGCTGAAGAGCCTGCCGGCGTCGCTGGTGAATGCGAAGAAGCCGGTTTGCGATCATCCCGTGGAAGATGCCTCCACGGGACAAGTGACGACGCGGGTTTTCCACGCGACGCCTCGGGTGCTTCAGAGTGCGAGCAAAACGGATGGGATGATCTGCTTTTTCACCGACGATAATCCGTTTGTGGTGAAGGCGGATGTTTGGAAGAAGATCTGCGATAAGTCGGAGGAAAAGATTCTGGAGCGGTACTACGGCTGGACAAACCGCCGGATGGCGGGCGCGTTCCCGCTGTTCGATGAGGATGTGCACACGATCAACCCGGAAGCGATCCCCACAAAGGGAACCAACTACATGATCACGGACCCGTCGAAGAACCGGAACTATCCGGGTCTGTGGGTGCGGGTGACGCCGGACGAGATTTTTGTCTATCGGGAGTGGCCGAGCCAGGTGGAGGCGATCCCGGGCCAGGGGTTTATCGGACCGTGGGCGCTGCCGAGCGATAGCGCGAAGAAATACGACGGCAAGAAGGGGCCGGGTCAGAATAATTTTGGATGGGGCCTGTGCCAGTACAAGCAGGAGTTTGCGCGGATCGAGGGATGGGAGTGCTACAAAGCCGATGCCTCGTTCGATGAAATTAAGACGTGGCGCGAAAATGGCCCCGCCAAAGAGAAGATCAATATGCGGCTGCTCGACGCGCGTTTCGGCAATGTGAAGGGCATGGACGAGGGCGGCCAGCTCAACCTGTTCGATCAGTTCGACCAGATCGGCCTGACGTTCTACGAAAGCGAAAGCGGATCCCGGACCAGTATCGAGGATGGCTGCATTCTGATTAACGATGCCCTAGCCTACGACACAAACCGCCCCGTCGATTTCACCAACCGCCCGACCGTGCGGATCAGCACCGACTGCCTGAACCTGATCTTCGCGATGAAGATCTATACCGGGATCGATGGACAGACCGGCGCCTGCAAGGACTTTATCGACTGCCTGCGGATGTTCTTCCTGAAAGGCGTCAGCTACGTCGATCAGACGCGCGTCGGGATTCGCGGCGGGGGAGGATGCTACTGACGCGGAGCGTCAGAACCGCAGAATATCGAACAGGGAATGATGAATGTCGAAGGTTGGAAAAGATTTTGAACCACGAAGGAACACAAATGAGCACAAATAAGAAACGTTCCACATCCCACGTCCCACCTTCTACGACTCCCCCGGGGCGCAAGCCGGCGGACCGGGCGCACTTTGAGCGGTCGGCGGTGATTGCCGCGCTGGGTGAGGCGGATCTTCCGGCGGGCTACTACGTTCGGCGGGGGCATATTATGGAGGCCTATGGGTTCGATAGCCGTCGCATTACGAAGTTCGTCAAGAGCGGGGTTCTGGTGGAAAAGCATTTTATGTTTAAAAATTAAAGGGACCCCAGTGAAATACGGCGGGACCAGTGAAAGAGGCTTTCACGGCCCAAGCCTGATTGCACGGGGCAAGGAAGGAAAAGAATGAAGATGATGATGACATTGATCGTGATTGGTTTGCTGGCAGGGATCGGGCTGCTGGTGGTGTTGTGGCTTGCGGCGCGGAAGACTCGCCTCAGGGCGCTGATTCGCCTGTCGAATCTGGCGGAGGGAAATTCAACCCTCGTGGAGCAATTAAAGGCGGCTAAGCAATGCGTACAGATCGAGTTCAAGCCGCTGGGCGACGATCAGCTCGCGAGCTATTTGCTGGCGGGTCCGGAGTCGAGCGTCTGGAAGGGCGTCGAGGAATGCACCCGTCGGGTGGTCGCTCGCTTTTGTGATGGGTCCGCGCAGACGATGGAGGAAAAGGCGGCGGCGATGGATGGGATCGAGGCGCTGAATGAGCTGCTGGGGGAAATGCACCGCTGGCACAACAAGGCGGTCCAGCAGCAGGAGGGGTAAGGGATGAGGGATGGGAGACATGATTACAGAGCTGAAAAAGATATTGAAGAAGTACAGCGACCTGTCTGGTCACACGGATTACGTTTCGACACACGAGGTCAAGGAGGACATCTATCAACTAATTCGGGATGCCCGACTAAAACGGATACCAAAGGATGAACGCTAACGCCTGAAATCAGGCTGAGCGTAGCGATAGACTGGATTGATTTGTTGGAATTTTGGAGGTTGACCGATGGCAAAATGGAAAAGAACAAAACCGAATAAGCCGAGGACGGAAACGTGTGAGGTGCCAGACTGCGAAGAGAAACCTACGTGTGTGCTCGGTGGATATTGGTTCTGCGCCAAACATGGAAATCGGGATTATGAAAAACCCAACAGGGAGATCACCGACGAGTATTGCGGAGGGTGTAGATATTTTCTGCACGAGGACTCGGACGGACTTGGCTTCTGCGACGAATACACCTCGTGGAAAGTCTGCGGAACAAAAGCCTGTGGATTATTTAAGCCCAACAGCGAAATAGACGGAAAAGAGGCCACCTTCCACTTTCCACTTTCCACAAATCCCAATCCCCAGGGGCGGGAGTCAACCCCATAAGTTAAGGAAAATTGATACAACTTGGTACCGTTTGGTACCGTTTCACAAGCGCGGGGTTTACACCTCGCGCTTTTTGCATTTTATCTGTAGCCGTGGGACGGATGTCTCTCCGGCGAACTGTTTCGGCCGTAACGGAACAGCCCCCTACTTGATGGGAGTACATCATGGTCGAAAAAGGCAAAGAGCAACAGCCCTCGGAAGACACCGTTCCGGAAAATGTTGAAACACCGGCAGCCGAACTCGAAGAGTCGGTTGATGCAGCATTCGAGCAGGCCAAGCCTGCCCCCGAAGAACAGGAACCCGAACTCGATGAAGAGGGAACCCCCGTTGAAGAACCGGAGCTCGATGAGGAGGGAAACCCCCTTGTAGAACCGGAACTCGATGAAGAGGGAAACCCCGTTGAAGTCGAAGAGCCCGAAGAGTCAACCCCGAAACAAGAGCACAAAGGCGTGTTCTCGGAACAGGGACTAAAGATTTTTCAGGCGCGGGTGGGTAAGGAAAAGACGAAGCGCGTGAAGGCGGAGACGGAGCTGGCAACAGCGACGGCGACGATCGAACAGCTTCAGAAAGATGCCGACCCCAACACGAAGGCCGTGGCAATGGCCGGACTGGATCCCCAGTTTATCGGAACGGACGACGCAGCGACAATCGCTGGCGCCCGAGCGTTGGAACAGAAACTAGACTTCTACGAAGACATCTCCAGAGACCCCGACGGGTGGGAAGATCCCAAAGACGGGAAGATCTGGCAGCAGGGCGAAATCACGGCCCAGTTTGTACGAGTATCCAACGATCGGACGAATCAGCAGTTGCTGGCGAAAGCCGCCACGATCCGCGAGGCCGCGCAAGCGCGGCAAAGCGAAGTGATCGCGGCGGGATTGAAGGCCCTGGCGGAGCAGGCGCGTCAAGCCGACGCGCTGAAGAAGAAGAAAGCTCCCTCGCGGACCGCGCCGAACGCCGCGCCCCGAAGTGCATCACCCGCACCCTCCCACGCCCCGGCTGCCCCCGGGAAACTTGACGTACGCCGCCTTGAAAAAGGTGGCCGCACGGCGGAGACCCTATCTGAAATATTCTAATTGGAAGGAACCAAATTATGGAAACTGGACCCCTAACTGAAGCAGTACAAAGCAATAAGAAAGCCGAATGGCTGGACTTTTTGCACACCGTGGGAGAGGTCAAACAGCCTTTTCTCGCACTCCTGAAAGAGCTGAAGAAGCCTGCGCAGAAGATCACGCACTGGGCGACGGAAGACCTGGACGACAGCGGCGGCTACGAGGGCACCCTCGACGGCGCGGATGTGACCGCGTATGGCCACGCGCTGCGTGGAAACCTAAGCAGCGTTGCTCAATGGATTCGGAAGCCTTGGATGGTTTCTCACTATGCGGACAACACCGACGCGTATGGCATCAAGAACGAGCGGGCGTATCAGAAGCAGAAAGCCCAGGCACGCCTTCGCAATGCGATCGAACAGGTTCTCCTGTCCGAACAAGATGCGGCGCTTGAAAGCGGCGAGACCCCGAACCGTTTACGCGGCGTGGGCTCCTGGCTCGCGAACTCCGGGCACAGCTCGGACTTCCCGGTGGCTGCGGACCTCGTGGTTCCGACCAACTGCCTCTACACGGCGGCGCTGGCGGACTTCAGCGAAGACGACCTGGAGCTGATGCTTCGGAACGCTTCGATACTGCGCGACAGCGCGGTAACGCTCGATGCGTTTGTTGGCCCGGCGCTCAAAGCGCGCATGACCGACTTCGCGTCTCACGACCCGAATGCGTCGGACACAAACGCAGCGCTGCGCCAGTTCAACCAGAACGGTGCGGACGGCGAGTTCCTGAGCGCGATCGACGTGTTCAAGTTCGACTCCGGCACGGTGCGCGCTCACTTGAGCTATCACCTCTTCCGCACCCGGACAGCCGGTGCGCGGACGGCGACCGTTAGCAACAACAGCGGGTACTTCCTGGATATGTCCAAGTGGGCGATCCGGTTCCTCGACAAGATCAATCACAGTGATCTTGCGAATGGTGGCGGTGGCGAGCGCGGTTTCTACCACGCGACCCCGACGCTGGTATGCGGAGTGCCTAAAGGGCAGTGCATGGTTCGCAGCGCAACCTAGAGGAGACGGCCTTGGACCTTGGGCTTGAGGCCTGAGGTTTGAGGCCGGATTCGTTGTTTGAGCTTGAAACCTGAAATTCTAATGGAGAACAAAATGAAGAAAAGAATTCTAATGATCCTCGCGCTGGGAGCGCTGGTGGCCGGGGCGGCTGAATGGCGCCCGGTTGCTTTGGAAGAATCTGCGGCAAATGGCGGGGCGACTCGCGTGCTGACGGTTGACTATGCCGACCTGACCACGGCCGCGACCAACACGGCGCAAACGCTGACGGTAGCCATTCCGGCGAAGTGCGCAGTGCGGCTGACGGCGATGGTACTCGATGCGGCGTTTGACACGGCGAACACCAACTACACCGGCAGCTTGGCGGTGACGGTGGGCGACGGGTCGGATGTAGACTTGTACCTGACCTCTACGGAGCTGGCCAGCGACGGGACGGAGGTGTGGAAAAAGTTTGGTAATACGGCCTGGAACAGCGGGACGGCGACCAATGTGACGTTTGCGTACGGAAGCAAGGTCTACACCGCAGCGGACACGCTGGACTTCATCTTTACGCCGAATGCGGAAGAGGCGGTCAGCGCGAACACCTCGGGCGCGATGAAGTTTTATTTCTATTTGAAACCCTAACCTCCGCCCAAACCCCCGCCGGATGGCGGGGGTTTGGAATTTCGAATGTCGAACAAGGAATTTTGAATTTAGAAGGATTGAAACCCCATGAATAACGCCGCCACCCTCCCCCAGAAGATGCTCGCCGCCGCCGGTCGGCGCCAGGACAAGATCGCGGGCGCGGGGATTCATCGCACGATGAAAGGCAGCGGCGAGCGAGTGGGCCGGATCGACCCGGTTTTATTTCATCAAGGTCGCAAGCAGGGAAAGCGCCTCGGCGTAAAGGGCAACCCCTGGGACGACAAAGATTTTTGCAAGGAAATGAGCGACTGCCACCCCGAGATCGGGGATATGGGCGGAGGCGGCGGCGGAAGCGGCGCGTCGGATTACATGCTGAAAGCGGCTCGAAAACTGGTAGGCGGATAGTGGGCATTTATGATTGTGGATTTATGAATGATGAATTTCAGAGATCAGAGATCCAGAAAATTGGAAGCGGCGAACTATGAATGAAGAGACCCATCGACTTGATTTTGTAAAGGCGGACGGCGGACGCGAAAAAGGAAGCGCTGCGCATGTGATTGCGGTGAAGGAAGCGATCACCACGCTACGCAACGAGCTGGCCGACCAGGTGTTGACCGTCCGCGAGGCGGCGCTGGACACGCGGCTGTGCCGGTGGGAGGGGCAGGATTCTTCTGGTCGCAAGCTGGACGAGAATATTGTTGGCGGCGCGAAGCCGTTTAATGGGGCGTCGGACTCGCGGCCTCTGATTGCGGACGGCGTGATCAACTACATTTGTGCGGAGCTGAAGGCGGCGGCGCAGCGGGCGACGCCACGCGACATCGGCATGGAAAGTTCGGATGGAAAATCTGGGGGGCACAACTCCACGCTGATCAACTGGCTGGTGAAGAACCAGTGGAGCACCGATTTTGCGCGACAGATTGGCCTGCTGGCGCAGTACACCTACGGGGACAGCCCGGCGGGGGCGATCCTCTGGACGGACTGGGTGGAAGAAAAGGAAGTGACGCTGCAAACGATCGATCGTGCGGGGCTGCTGCAAGAGATTGTATCGGTGATGACGGAAGAGCCGAGCGACATCGAGAAAGAGAATTTAATAGATCTGGTGAACAACCCGGATCGAGCGATTGATTTACGCGCGCTGCTGACGGCGCTCTTCGAGCACGTTTCGCCGCGCCGCATCAATAAGATGGTGACGCAGCTCTACCGGGATGGCCAGGCGGAGTTTCCGCTGCCGCGCGTAAAGAGTGCGATGCCGCAGATGGCGGCGCTGCGGCAATTTGAAGATGTATTTTATCCTCGCCACGTAACGGACCTGCAGAAGAGCCCCTGGATCATCCGTCGGCAGCGCCTGACGGCGGCGCAGGTTCGCGAGGACGCGGCGAAGTATGGCTGGAAGGCCGCCTTTGTGACCGAGCTGCTTGATGTTGGGAAGGGAAAGTCTGCCTTTGCGGATGATCCGGAAAGGCAGACGATCTCGGATGCGGTCGAAAGCTACCTATTTGACGAGACAGAGCTGTATGAGATTTTAACGGTCTACGCCCGTGCGGTGAACGACGACGGGATTCCCGGGATCTACTGGCAGACGCTCTCGGCCTTCGCCGAGCTGCCTGGGACGGATCGGTATTTGTTCGACCGCGCCCACGGGCGCTATCCATTCATCCACTGTCCACGGGAAACCCTGTCGGCGGCGATTGCGGACGGGCGCAGCGTGAGCGAGATTCTGCGGACGGATCAGAACAGCGTGAAGCTGCTCGACGACAGCTTTGAAGACCACACCCAAGTGGTGACGAACCCCGTGCGAAAGATCCCCCGAGGTGCGCCGGAAGGAAGCTACCGCTTCACGCCGATGGGGTATGTAGAGGTGGGTCCGCGGGAGGGAAACGCGCTGGGCTACATCGACCCGCCGAAATACCCGACGGCGAACAAAGACCACTACCAGCGGATGCGCCGGAAGATTGGCGAGTATTGGGGAATTCCCTACGAGGGGGACATCGCGGAACAGTTCATTTTGCTCTTCTCTCAGGATCGGGTAGACACCTTCCTGGGTGTTTTGGCGGAGCTCTTCATGATGGACCTGCAGCTGATGCACGAAAAGATGGCGCCGGAGCAGATTGCAAAGATCACCGGGCAGCCCGTAGAAAGCGTCGAACCGCAGGACCGCGACCAGGTGCAGGGGCGCTACAACATTTCCCTCACGTTCGATGTGCGGGATCTGAACGGCGACTATCTGCTGAAGATGGCGGAAACCACCTTCAAATATGTGCGGACGCTCGACGACGACAAGCGGATCGATGGATCCGCGATCGCCGTACGGATATTGGAACGACTCGACGGCAACCTGGCCGATGTCGCGGTGCGGGACTTGGACACCGCCAACGCGATGGAAAGCGAAGACGAGAAGAAAAACCTCGGGATGATGCTGAACGGCATCCGCCCACACCGCCCAGAAAACAATCATACGCAGAATTTCCCGGTTCGGCTGAAGACGCTGAAGGACGAAATGGGGCTCCGCCAGCAGAACCCGGACGCATTCCCGCCCATGACGCCCGCCGTCGCCGCGATCGTGCAGGAGCAGTT